AAGCTTAGCAGTTGCTTGGGGTGTACTACAGGCTAATACTGCACATGCCGCAGAAGACCGTGAGCGTATAGCTCAGATAGCGGAGGAAACTGCAAAAAAGGCTCAGGCGAATGGTCAAGCACAGGCAGTGACGAGCGCCAAAGTGGAGGCCATCGTGTCCAGCTTGGAGCGACAGGAAAAAATTCAGGAGAAAACGAACGAACAAATCGCCGCACTGGTTCAAGCTCTCTTAGCCAAATAGACTATGACCCAGAAAACCCAAACTTGTTCTGCGACATGCGTGAGTACAGGATGTTGCGTTACGTCCAGCCACCAGCCAAACGGCACAGAGTCGCAAAAAACTGGCTGTTGTTCAACAAAGAACAGTGCGGATACGGTGCGGAAGTGTATGTGCGCAACCAAGGCCCAAGAATCCTTGGCACAGCATGGGACACCAAGCTACTAATTTTAACTTGGGACTTGAGAAAGCCCACAGCTATTAAAACACAGGCTGTCAAGAAAAAGAGAAGAATCTAATGGAGACCATGCTAATCTTTATGCTGGTTATTCTTGAAAAGAATGTACCAACACTAGAGATAGCATTTCGTGAGTTGACTTCTTGCCTTGAATACAAGACAGCCTTAGTGCATCAGGATGTAGGTCAGAACGCTATTGTAATGCCTAAGACCAGACACTTTGATGCGTATTGCGAACCCAGAGTAGTACCTGTATCTGATGTAGGTACTAAACTGTTACTTAGAGACCCACCAAAAAGAGAGGAAGACTAACATGCCAATGGGAAAAGGAACTTACGGAAGCAAAGTAGGACGCCCACCAAAGAAGAAAAAAACAATGCAACGGCGATCTGCACGCAAACCTGTTAAAAAGTAAAAATAATACTTGACTTTTTGACAAAAGTATGGTATAATCTATCTTGTATCTTAACTAATTAAGGGAATACATAAGATGACTAAAGAACTTGAAGTTTACTTTGCTAACTACTTTGAGATGTTTCGTTCAGAAGGATGGAAACAACTTCTTACTGATTTGAACCAAAATGTAACGCAGATAAACTCAGTTGAACAAACAACAGATAATGAGAACTTGCACTTCCGTAAAGGACAACTTGCAATACTTGCTACTCTGTTTAACCTAGAAACTCAAATTAACAATGCTGAGAAAGAAGCTAAAGAAGAACCACAAGAAGAACTAGAGCTAGAAGCATAATGTTCAAATTGTACGACTTCAAGTGTCTTGATGGGCATATATTTGAAGCATTAGTCACTGAAGACCGACACACTATTAGGTGCGAAAAGTGCGGTTACAGTGCTAAAAGGATTATCTCTCCTATTAGGTCTAAACTAGACCCCATCAGTGGGGACTTCCCCAGCGCCACTAGGAACTGGGCTAAGGCTAGGCAGAGTCACATCCAATACGAGAAAAAGCAAAGTTCGTAGCTAGAACCCTTTTTTAATCTCTCCACAATACTAAGGTACGGAGTTTAATAATGGCTAAAATAATTGAGCGTGAGGATGAGCAAGCGTCTACGGAAGACGTATTTGCTGAACAACAAGAACAACCGGAAGTGGAAGAACAGGTAACTCCTAGCGAACCTGACATTCCTGACAAGTACCAAAACAAGTCTGCACAGGAACTTGTACAGATGCACCAAGAAGCTGAGAAGCTATTGGGGCGTCAAAGTTCTGAGGTAGGCGAACTGCGTAAGGTTGTCGATAACTACATCCAAGCACAACTCACACCGGCACCACAACAACAAGAAGACCAAGTCGAAGAAGTAGACTTCTTTACTGACCCTGAGAAGGCAGTAGCACAGGCTATCCAGAATCATCCTAAGATTAAGGAAGCTGAATCAGTAAGTCAACAGTACAGGATGCAAACTGCATTGTCTGCACTGAAGACTAACCACCCTGACATGGAGAGTATCCTAAAAGATACAAAGTTTGCAGAGTGGATTCAAGCATCTAAAATTAGGACGAAGCTGTTTGTAGCGGCAGACAAGCAGTACGACTACGAAGCTGCTGATGAGCTTTTCAATCTTTGGAAAGAACGTCAACAGATGATTGGTCAGGCTGCAACTGCTGAGAAGCAGAGTCGCAAGCAAGCAGTACGAACAGCTAGTACAGGCAATGCCAGTGGTAGCTCTGAGTCAAGCCCCAAGAAGATCTATAGACGCGCAGACATTATTAAACTTATGAAAGAAGACCCACATAGGTATGCTGCTCTCCAAGATGAAATAATGAGAGCGTATGCTGAAAAGAGGGTCAAATGATATATCTTAGGAGATATTAAATGACTGATTCTACATATCCCGCAACTGGGGGGTTTGTTGACAATACTAGCGCAGCAACCTTTATCCCAGAAATTTGGAGTGATGAGATCATCGCTGCATACCAAAAGAACCTTGTTCTAGCCAATCTTGTAAAGAAGATGTCAATGGCTGGCAAGAAAGGTGATACTATCCATGTACCTAAGCCTGTACGTGGCGATGCACACGCTAAAGCAGAGAACACTGCTGTAACTGTGCAGAACGCTACTGAAGGCGAAGTGCAAGTATCCATCAACAAGCACTTTGAATACTCACGCTTGATTGAGGATATTACGGATGTACAAGCCCTGTCTTCTTTGCGTCAGTTCTATACTGAAGATGCTGGTTATGCGCTGGCTAAGCAAGTTGACACCGACCTGCACTCTCTGGCTACAGGCTTGGGTAGCGCGGGTTCTACATCTTCCACCTACGCAAACAACGGCGGTACTTTCTTTGTAGATAACTCAAGCTCTAACGCTCTGACTACCTACGCTGTTGATACCGTAACAACTTCAGATGTTTTCGTTGACTCTGCGTTCCGTGCTATCATTCAGAAGCTGGACGATGAAGACGTACCTATGGATGGACGCAGCTTTGTTGTTCCTCCTTCAGTGCGTAATACCATCATGGGTATTGACCGATACGTTAGCTCTGACTTCGTAAACAACGGTCAGGTTACTAACGGCCAGATTGGTCAACTCTACGGTATTGACGTTTACGTTAGCACCAACTGCCCTGTAGTCGAAACTGCTTCTGCTAACTCAGCCAGTACAGTAGACTCTTTGGGCGCACTCTTGTTCCACCGTGACGCATTAGTTATGGCAGAGCAGATGGGTGTTCGTTCTCAAACTCAGTACAAGCAAGAGTTTCTCTCTAACTTGTTCACTTCAGACACTCTGTACGGCACCGCTGTACTGCGTCCTGAAGCTGGTTTGACTTTGGTTGTGCCTAAGTAACAACCGCTAAGCATGGGGCTGCTTCGGTGGCCCCTAGCTTTCTTTTTAAGGTGAGTATATGTGGCAATCTTTGATTGGGCCTATAGCTGGTTTAGCAGGTACTTTCCTTAAAAACAAAGCTGCTGAAAAGCAAGCTGTCCATGAATCCAAGATGCGCCGTATTGATGCGGACGCTGATTGGGAAACTCAACAAGCCGCAGCATCTCAGTCCTCTTGGAAGGACGAGTGGTTTGCTATTATCCTAAGTTTACCGTTGATAGGTGCGTTTATACCGTCAATGGTTCCATACGTTGAGCAGGGGTTCACTGTCTTGTCTACAATGCCGGACTACTACAAAGCATTCCTTGGTGGCGCTATAGCTGCCAGCTTTGGTATTAAAACCTTGTCTAGCTGGGGTGGCAAATAATGGCTGAAGTAGGCTTTGCTCCAGACACAGATTTATTTGAAGGCGGCTTTGAAGTACCTACTCAGGAAGAAATTTTAGCACGCCTAAATGACCCTGACTTTAGTGCAACTGTTCTTGAAAATTTTGTACTGCCTTCTGACCAATACACTGAAGCATCAGGTGGTTTTTCACCGTCTAATTTAGTAGTTCCTGTTAGTCAAGAATACTTAAATTCATGGACAGCAGCTAACCAAGTTACTGACGCAAACAACAGCACGCCACTATCTAATGCACAGCTACAGCAGATTAAAACTTTTTCTGCTTTACAGCCCAAGTACGTGCCTATAGTTCCCGGTGAAGAAGATAGATACAACAAGCGCATGGAGCAAGCACAGCAGACTCCCGGCGCTATTTACTCTAACTTTGAAGCATACGCTCTTGCAATGCAAGACCACAATGCTGAAGTTAAAGAGTACATTGAGCAGGAAGGTATACCTACTTCAGTAGAAATAGACGGTAAAACTCTTTATCTAAACGTAGGCACTACTCCTGCTTACTACCAAGAACAAGCAGACGGTGGGCAGTTAAAGAATATATGGCATCCCGGACAACGGTCTGGAGAAGGTAACACTTTCTACAGTCAAACAGGGGAAGTGGGCACTTACGGTACTTTTGGTAGAGATGCTTACGGGACAGAAAAGAACCCTCCACTAAAAGATGCAGCACCGTTTATAGCGGCAGCTTTGATAGCAACAGGGGTTGCTGTGGCTGTAAAGTCAGCAGGAGCCGTAGCAGGCGAAATGTCTGTAAATCAGGTTCTTTCTCAAACAGCTAATTATACCAATACCACATCAACAGTATCAAACGCCATAAAAGCCGCAGGTAATACTGCAAGTTCTATTGCAAAAGCTGTAGGCAGCGGCATAGCGGAAGGCATTTCAGCAGTAACCGGGATACCTGCAGCAAGTATAGCTCCTGTTATTGATGTTACTGGGTCTGTTCTAGCGGCAGCTAAAGGAATAACTTATGCAGAGCAGGTCAGAGATCAGCAAACTTCTGATGTTGTTTCAGGAATCTTAGCAGCTTCTGGGTTACCTACAGGCATAACATACAGCGGCCCCGGAGCAGGCCCAGACGGTACTTTTGATCCTAGTGTAATCTACAACATTACTGCAATAGCAGACGCTCAAGAAGAAGAAGACACTAGCGAACAGGACACTATAGATATAACTGCTGCTGTAACTGCCGCAGTAGATGCTTTAGACAATCCTGAAGATAATGAAACTGTCATAGAAGCAAACAACGCACTTGCTGACGCTGTAGCAGAAGCTAAACAAATTGCAGATGATTTTGTTGCTTTTGCAGAAAAAACAAATGCGGAAGTAGATAGTGCAGAGTCGTATGCTAACTTTGCGCGTAGTCGTTACGGCACACGTAGTTTTGTTTATAGGAACGCAAAGAAAAGAGCAGATGCTGCTAAGTTAGACGCACAGAATAAAATAAATCAAGAGAGAACAAAAGCTAGTGTCGCACAAGCTAAAGTAGAAGATGCTAGAAAAGCAGCAGCAGGCGCTCTTAGAGATGCTGAAGACGCTTACAGAGTAGAACGCGCTAGAGTTACTAGAGAGACTGAAGCAAGAGTCCGCAGAGAAATAGCAGAAGACAAAGAGCAACGACGCATAGAACGCACCACAGACACAGATGGTGACGGTATATACGATGTTGTAGATTTGTTTCCTAATGATGCTAGTGAGTGGCAAGACAGTGATGGCGACGGTACGGGCGACAACGCACAGAAAAAACTTGTTGATGATTTAGCTGCAGAAGCTGCCGCCACTGCTGCTACCAAAGCTGCTAAAGACGCTGAAGCCACTAAAGCTGCTGCAGATGCTAAGGCTGCAGAGGAAGACAGAGTAGCTGAAGAAGCTAGAGTTGCAGAGGAAGCTAGAGTAGCTGAGGAAGCTAGGTTAGCTGAGGAAGAAGCTAAGGCTGCTGCTGAAGCTAAAGCTGCAGAAGAAGCTGCTAAAAAAGCAGCAGCAGCAAAAGCTAAGGCTGAAGCAGATGCTAAGGCCGCTGCAGATCTTAAAACTAAAAAAGCAGCAGAAGCTAAAGCGGCAGCAGAAGCTAAAGCAGAAGAAGAAGCTAAGAAGTTAGCAGAAGAAGCTAAGGCTAGAGAAGAAGCAGCTAGAAAAGAAAAAGAAAGGTTAGCAGAGGAAGCTAGATTAGCTGAGGAAGAAGCTAAAGCAATTGCAGATGCCAAAGCTAAAGCAGATAAAATAAAAGCAGACGAAGCTGCAGCAGCTGCCGCAAAAAGAGAAGACCCAGACTATACAAAAGTAGAAGCTCCCCCATCAGAAACTGTAACACCTCCGGCAGCTGATCCTATAGAAATAACATCTGAAGTTGATGTAGAGTATAAAGATCCTTTTGAACCCGAAGTACCACCTCCAGAAATTCCAGAAAAACCTATAGAAACAGAAGTAACAGACACTACGTCAGAAACAGACGCTGGCGGTGGCGGTGATGAAGGAGCTTCTGGAGCAGAAGAAGGTGGGACAAAAGATCCGCTAGAAGGAGATGATCCTGAGTTTCCTTGGGTGTATTTAGGCAACGGTAACTTTAAGCACTCTAAAACAGGAGAAGAAATTTATGACGAACAAGTGGAAGAAAATCCTAATTATGTCATAGGTTCTTTTTATTCAGGGCCAGATTCTTCTGGTGAAGAAGAAGAAGAAGACGATGAATTACCTCTTTTTACATCTCCGGCTTCTGGTTCTGGAGATGAGCCAGCAGATGAAGAAGATTCTGATAGTACTATAATACCTTCAACGGGAAGCTCAGACAAAGAAGAAGGCGAAGGTGGAGAAGGTTCAGGCGGTGGCGAAGGTGGTGGAGAAGGCACAGGATCAGGTGTAGGAGCAGGTGCTGGACTAGCAGTAGGACTAGCAGCAGGTATGTTAAGACCACAAGGCGTCACTAAGACTTTATTTGAAGACTACAAGTTTACCCCCACATATCAAGCACCTCAGCCAGTACAAAGAGCAACACAGTATGGGGACTACGAGCCTGTACTAGACTACGCTTCTTCTGTAGCAGACCAAATAAAAAACCTTAGAGGTTTCTCTGCATTATCCCCTGAAACAGTACGTGGAAGACTAAACGAAGGATACAATGATTCTATGTTTAGTGATGCAGTGTTACAAAGATTATATGGAACAGGAAGATAATGAGTACACAATACTTAACATTAG